ATGGTTCGGCCGCTGGAGGAAATATGCTTTTTTCCCAGATGCATTGACTGTCTATCAGGCGACCTGCCGTCACGATATCCAGACGTTTCTGGACAGTCTGATGGCGGAGGGCAAAACGCAAAGCGCAAAACGCCATGAACAAAGCGCATAGCGCAAAGAGCAAAGCGCAGCTCATAGAGTGTCTGGACGCTATGCCCTATGCCCTTTGCGCTATGCGAGAGCGCCGCGCGAAAAGGACAGGCCATTATAAAGATTATAGCCGGGGCCGAGGGCTTTTCGGAAAACACGGCGGGATGTGGTGGTGGAGAAACAAGGAATTCCTCGATCCGGCGGACGATCGCCAGCTACAATTGGCTCTGGAAAAGAAAAAAGGGGAGACACAATATGCCTGAACCCATCGAACTACATATCCGTGGTGGTGGATTAGTGATCGCGCTGGATCCAGCGCAGGACCCGGCCATTTACATGATGAATCCCAAACCTGAAGTACTTTTCTGGGGCGAGCGGACTTTCTATCGGCTCTTAGATGCCCGATACGAAGAAGCCTGCGTCATGTCGGTTTTGACTCAGGCCTAGACAAACAGCCATGACCAAAGATGAAAAGATAGAATGATCAAATATGAAATTTGAAATCTGAGATTTGAGATTTCGATCGGAGCGAAGACGTGTGTGTTTTTACAAAATAAAGGAGCCGAGAGCTATGGGAATTTTTAGCGCAATGGTGAAGATCGGAGTTGACGTGATTCGCCTGCCCGTTGCTATAGTGAAAGATATTGTCACTTTGGGAGGCGTGGCGACCGAACAGACAAAGTCATACGCCGCCCAAGTGCTAGACGATATTAGGGACGATGCGGAAGACGCAGAATGAGGAAAGGAATTCATGAGCGTCTACATCGACGTTGAGGACGAATGCGCAAGGCACCAACACCTCCCGCGGCGAATGCAGTGAAACCGAAGCCATCACCGGCTCCTCCATCAGGTAAAATTGTTAATTTCCAGCACGAGAATGCCGAGATGATTGAGGAAATTAAGAAAGTTATACAACTCGGTAGAGATTTCGGGTTTGAAGAAAAATCGGTTTTTTCAGTGAGTCAAGTAATCACTCACGCTAAATATCTACAGCAAGAGAGAGCAAGATTATTATTTCAAAATACTGATCAAAAGATTCAATTTGATCGGCAGAAGGCCGAGCTTGCCGCCAAGGATGAGGCGATCTGCGGGATGAGGGAGGCGCTGGAACGAATCACAAATCCACGTCGTTCTTATAGGCTATGTCGAGAGATTGCAGCCGAAGCTCTCTCCATCATTTCGCCCTGCCCACACAAGGAGGAGGTGGAGGGCCTAAAAAAAGAACTATACGAGTTTCAAAAAGAAGCCGTAGCATTAGCGGCCAGAAATCTAGAGTTAAGCGGTCAGCTTTCCGCTTTCCAGGCCGACCTTGACGCCAAGCTGAAAGCATCCCAAGAAATCCAGGAAGCCGGGAAACGGATCTTGCTGGGCGAGGTAGAAAAGAATACCGCCTTACAAGTCCAACTGTGCGGGATCAGGGAGGCGTTGGTTACGGCTTGGCGACCGCAATATGAACAATTCATCCAGGAAAAGCAGGACGAGGCTGATAAGTTCAAGGGGTCAGGTGACATGTATGGGTGGAATTTTCATACAGGTATGAGATCAGGAGCGATTTGGGTGGATATTTATCTGAGAGCCATACTTAAGGATCTGTCTATTCCCGTCTGCTCGCACAAGGAGGGTCGTGTGAAGGCCGAAGAAAGCTATGAGAAATATCGTGACGAAGCCTTGAAATGGCATCGTGTAGCAGGTGAGCGGGAAGAACAGCTTGCCGCCCTCCAAGCCGCCCTTGCCGAGGAGCGGGGGAAGGTGATGGAGGCGGAGTTCTATCAAGAGCATCTGAAACCTGGAATCCCCGATCCCATAGGCTGTGCAACATGTATTCTGAGTAAAGGATGGGATAAACGCCACTTCTGGAAACGGGAGCAATGGACGGAGGAGGTTAAATTGAGGACGCAGATTCATGGCCGATAAAACGAAAATAGAATGGACGGACGCGACGTGGAACCCGATCATTGCGATCGATCGTAAGACGCACGAACGCGGATGGTTCTGCACCAAGCCGAGCGCGGGCTGTAAGAACTGCTACGCTGAGGCGATGAACGCCCGACTTGGGAACGGCCTCAGCTATGCTGTGCCGAATCTGGAACAGGTCGAGATCAAGCTCAACCTCGAAGACAAAGGTCAAAGCGCCCTCGACTGGCCGCTTCGGGCGAAACATCCGCGGCGCATCTTCGTCTGTAGCATGACCGATCTCTTCGGCGAGTTCGTGCCGGATGAATTCATTGATAAGATTTTCGCCGTCTTTTGAAAGAATGTCCGAAAAACTTCAGAAGGAGGGTCTATCTTGGGAGCACAAACCGCCGCGAACCGTCGCTGCCCTCCTTCGTCGCGATGGCGGAAGCAATTACGGGCGTCGCGGCACCCTGTATTGGCTCCGAGTCTGGGCCGTTCACCTCGAAGGCATGAATTACGCAATCTACCGCCAGGTCGGCGCCAATCGAAAGAACAGTCGCCCGCGCATCATGCGCCTCGGCGTCGCCGTATGCCGGGATTGGAGACAAAGAATGACTGATCAGATCGCTTCGGCTCCGGAACTTATTCGAAGTTTTTGCCGCTATTATGGAATCTCTAACCCACATGATGCGATGTGGATGGAGGAGTTTGCGTGGGGTCCTGGTCGGTTTGATATCCTGAGCATCGATCTCTCGAATTGGACGGTCCGAGGCTTTGAGATCAAGATCCGTCGAGGGGATTTTCTTCAGGATCGCAAGTGGCAAAATTATTTGCCCTATGTAAATCTCTTCTACTTCGCGACCGTACCGGGAGTCATTAATGCCCATGAATTGCCGCCCGATGTCGGACTACTGGAACTCTCGGACAAGGGTTTCAGCGTGCGACAACGCGCGAAAAAACTACAACCGGCTTTCGTTCGCCATACTTTTGGAGAACAATTCATAACCAAAATCCTTTTGAATTTTATTCGCAACATAAATTGGCGTCAGGGCCGAATCTTCGTCGAATGCCCGAAATGCCATCAGCGGATGCAGGTTACGGATGGTCGATGCTCTCCCGCTGGCGTCCCAATCATTGGAGATCTCCCATAATGGAAACCGCCGATCAAATCGCCGCAGCCGTCATGGCCTGGACCGTGGCCAACAGTGGGCATCAAGAACATCGCGACTATATCGGTCTCTCTCATGCCGCTCAGAGCATTGAGGACTTGCTGGCCAGCTACAGAAACGGTTTTGCGGCGGATAACGCGCAAAAACGGAAATACTATAAGGGCTACCAGATGGAGGCCGATCTAGTACGGCGGCTCGGGATTGTTTTCGGTGATCGGGTTCAACGAGGTGAAGAGATCTCAGCTTTCGATGGGTTCGTGAAAGGCCATCCCGACTTCCGTTTCGACGGTTGGCTAGGAGATTGCAAAACCGTGCCCCTTGATGAACATCTCCCGGAACCTGCGCACCTGCCTCGCCGGGTCTTCTGGCAACTGCAGGCCTATATGCTCTACGCGCCAGCAGAGAAAAGTCTCGTGATCTATGAGAGTCGCGAGACCGGCCTTCTCCGCGCTTTCTGGCTCCATCCAGTCCGAGCCATCCAGAATCAGATAAATGAAAAATTTGAGTCCGTCGTAGCGAAGATCAAACAATCAAAATGATTCCCACCATTCATCTCGGATATGAAGTCGGAAGCGGCCGCGAAGTCCAGATCCCCATCCGTCATTTGGCGGTGACTGGACAGACCCAGGAATCGGGCAAGACCACGACTCTCGAAGCTTTAGTCCGCCGCTCGGGCCTGCGTGCGATCGCGTTCGTGACCAAAAGGGGCGAGGGCTCGTTTGGAGAGGGACGGCGCATCCAGCCTTACGCAAAGCGCGACCCGCTCCGAGTTGAAGCGAACCGGGCCGGATGTGAATCAAGGCAATCTCTGGAAGATTCTCGGGGGACTCGTGAAGGACGGATTTTTCACCAACGAGAGCGGCAATCTGTATCGCGCCGTCCCCGGCATGAAAATCAATATTCTGGAGAAATAATCGAGTGAGCGATTATCTCACGATCAAAGAAACCGCTGAGTTGCTGCGCGTCAAGCCCGATACAGTTCGAGAAAGGATTTATAAGGGCGTGTTCAAACAAGGTGTACATTATTTCAAACGCCGGGGCATGCGGCCCCTGTTCAAACGGGCAGCCCTGATCGCGTGGCTGGAAGGCGGCGAGGTCGACGGTCGTCGGTCGACGGTCGTCGGTCAATCCAAAGAGCTGGCAATGCCCATGGCCCGGGGCTATACTCTGGGGGGTTGATGGGCTGTAAGATAAAAAGAAACCGCCACGGATATCTCGCCTTCCGTCTGATAGAGCAGGGGATACCAGGCGGTCGGAGCTGGGAAGGTATCGGCCTGAAAGACACCCCGGAGAACCGCAGGCTTGCAGAGGCCAAAGCTGTGTTGATCGACGCCGAGATGAAAACCGGAAGCTTCGACTATTTGCGATGGTTTCCTCACGGCAACAGAGCCGGCTACTTCGATCAGGAGAAAATCACCTCCCGTCCAAGAACGATCCTGGAACGCTACGAACAATGGATCGCCGGTAAAGCGCCGCCGCTCGTGCGCAAGAGCACGGTCCGGGATTGGCGCCAGCACTTTGAGTGCTATATTTTGCCTCGCTATCAGAACCAATCAGTGGATGATCTTCGAACGGCGGACGTGATCGCCTTTCGATCCTATTTGATCCAGGATCTCGATCTCAAGGTGAAGACGGCTAAAAACGTGATCGGCTCGCTGAAGGCCTTTTATCGAGATGCCATAGCTGAAGGAATTATCGCGAAGGTTTTCAATCCGTTTGAGGATCTGCCAGAGCGATGGTGGCCTACTGTCGATAACGAAGATCCAGATCCCTTCAACGAAACCGAACGTGATCGGATCCTCGATTACTTCAAGATCAAGCGTCCTATCTTGCGTCCGTTCATTTACTTTCTTTTCTGGCAAGGCTGCCGCCCCTCGGAGGCGACAGCGCTCAAATGGCGACGAGTGGATCTCGCCAGAGCCCGGGCTTCAATCACAGAGTCTCGGAATCTTGGCGCAGAAGCGGGGCCAAAAACGCGGGCAAGCAGACGAACCATTACCCTCTTGCCCAATGTCGTGCAGGTCCTGAAGACGATTAAACCCCTGCGCGTCGATCCCAACAGTCATGTTTTCCTGGACTCAAAGGGCAAGCCGATCGACCAGGCCGAGTTTGGTCGCTACTATTTCCAGGGCGCGCTCAGGGCTTTAGAGATCCGACACCGCGACTTCTACAATACCCGCGATACCTTCGTCTCGATTGCCCTCTCCAAGGGGATTGTTGCGAAATGGATAAGCGAACAGACAGGCACCTCCTTGACAATGATTGGCCGTCGCTACGGCCGCTGGCTCCCTGATGTATCCGCGTCCCCTATTGATATCCTGACCTCGAAACAAAGTGAAACCCAAAGTGAAACCTTTGATAAGACAAGATCCCAAATAGCGGTAAATCAATGGGTTAGCAGTTGGTCCCAACGGGAATCGAACCCGTTTCCAAGGTCGAGCCAGCATAAAGCGAAACACTCTTTAAGTCTCGAAGATTCAAGCGAAATCCCGCCAGTTTCCCAGGCTTCGCCGGATCCCATAAAGTATAAGAAAAAAGGGGGTCTGAAGCGGTAAAAGTGAAACCGTTTCACGTTGGTTGATATGGCACAGGCGCCGCTTAAACCCTGTCGATATCGTGGCTGTGCCGCAGTCAGTAGTGCTGCGTATTGTCCAACCCATGAACGGCAAGCGAAAGCGCGTCTTGAATCTGGTCGGGGAAAAACAGCAGCACGCGGCTACGGTGGCGTATGGCGAAAGATACGGGCAATCGTTGTTGGGGAAGAACCTTGCTGCCGTAGATGTAAAATGCAACCGACTAAGTTTGTCGATCACATCATTCCTAAGCGCGCTGGCGGTACGGATGATCGATCGAATCTGCAGGGTCTTTGTATTCGCTGTAACGTTGCGAAAACCTGGAAGGATGTAACATCCCCGAATAGGGGGAGGGGGGGGAATATTTTCCAGGCCTAAATTTCCTTTTGACCGAGGTCCCAGGGGAATTTTTAAGATCGCAAAATTGGCAAGGGGGGGATTGGCAGGAAATAGTTAAGAAGCGGCGGAAATCTGTGGCACGTCTTTAAAATTATTTGAAGGGAATGTGGATCGAAGTCGGTTGAAAGATCGAGAGGCAAATTTCGTCTATCTCAGTTTCGGCGCTGGCGTTCAGTCGACGGCGCTTTTGATTATGTCCGTGCTCGGATTGGACGGATGTCCGAAAGCGGATGTGGCGATCTTTGCCGACACTCAGGATGAACCTTTGTGGGTCTATGAGAACGTCGAGCGCATGGCAAGGTGGTGCGGCGGGCGGATTCCGGTTCGGACAATAACTTACGGCCATCTTTCTGGGGATTTGAAAGTGAGAAACTTCCCTCCGATTCCGGCCTATACGCGGGGAGAGAATGGAACACGCGGAATGCTGAGACAGCAATGTACGAGGGAATATAAGATTGATCCGATCAGTGCTTTCGTGAAACGATTACTCGGCTACAAAAAAGGCCAGTGGGTGCGCCATAAAGTGTTGGCTCTGATTGGAATCAGTCTCGATGAAGCGCATCGGATGGGCACCTCGCGGGATTCGTGGATCACGAATTGCTATCCGCTCATTGACGCCCGGCTCACGCGCAATGACTGCCTGCGAATCATAGATGAGGCTGGGCTGCCTCTCCCTAAAAAATCCGCGTGTGTTCATTGTCCCTATCACTCAGACGAATATTGGCGAGGTCTCAAAGAACATCACCCCAGTGAATTTGCGAAAGCGGTAGAGACGGATCAAACGATCAGAAATATGACCAGAAAGGGGGCGTCGGCACCAATTTTTCTTCACAGATCTCTACAGCCACTCAAAGAAGTGAAATTCGACAAAAAACAGTACGATCTGGACTTTGAATTCGGGAACGATTGCTCTGGCGTGTGCGGGGTATGAGAGGGAGGAAACCTGTACCGACATATTTAAAATTACTCCGAGGAAACCCGGGTCGGAGACCGGTGAACGATCGAGAACCGCATCCGGATCCCGTGCTATTAAGTCCTCCGGAAGATTTGTCAGAGCTTGGTCGGAAAGAATGGGATCGGATTGCCCGGGAACTGTTTGAGTTAGGGATGTTGACCAATCTCGATCGAGCCGGGTTTGAAGCCTATTGTCACACTTATGCACGGTGGCAGGAAGCCAAGGCCCAAGTGAAAAAGCTTGGAATGATCATCAAGACAAAAAAGGGAAATATCATTCAAAATCCTTATCTCGCCGTGGAGAACAAAGCGATGGAACAGATGAAGAGTTTTATGGTGGAACTCGGGCTATCGCTCTCTTCGCGAAGTCGAGTCAAGATCGGCAAGAAGAAGCCGATCGATCCATTATCGGAATTTCAAAACCGCAGGCAACATCGTGAAGCCTAAAAAAAAGAAATCGTCCAGGAAGAAACCAATTAAAACCGGGTCCGTGTTGCCACCGGATCATCCGGTTAAGCGATACGCCGACGCGGTAATGAGCGGTGAAATTGTCGCGGGCCGGCTGGTGCGACTGGCGTGTAAACGTCACCTGGATGATCTTGGCCACGGCGCCCGGCGCGGATTTCATTTCGCTCCTGATTTAGCAACTCATGCGTTGGATTTTTTTCCTGATTTCCTTCGCCTGGATGGCAATGAAAACAAGCCTTTCATTCTTCAACCATGGGAGACATTTATCGTCGGATCCCTCTTCGGCTGGATGGGCCCGGGAAATCTTCGGCGATTCCGAACCGCATACATCGAGGCCGGCAAAGGAAGCGGGAAGACGCCGCTCGCCGCGGGTATCGGTCTCTACGGTCTTATCTGCGATCAGGAATGGGCCGCCGAAATCTATTGCGCTGCGGTCACGAAGGACCAAAGTTACACGCTATTCCGCGACGCCAAGCGCATGGCCGAAGCGAATCCGGATCTTGCAGGCAAATTGGAGATTGGAGAGCACAATATCGCCTATCCTTCCACGCTTTCTTTTCTGCGCCCCGTATCATCCGAGGCCCGCTCCCTCGATGCCAAGCGCGTGCAGATGGCGCTGGTCGATGAGATTCACGAACATCGCTCCTCGATCGTCGTGGACAAGATGGACCTGGGCAAGAAAGGGCGCCGCCAACCGCTAATGGTGGAGATCACCAACGCCGGATACGATCGTCATTCCGTCTGCTGGCAACATCACGAATATACACGGTCGATCCTGGAAGGCATGGAGCTCAATGATCTATGGTTTGGTTATATCTGCCAGCTCGATCCCTGTGCTAATTGTCAGAAATCCGGCAAGACATTTCCGGACGACAAGTGCAAAAAATGTGATGACTGGCGCGATGAGCGAACCTGGATAAAAACCAATCCGAATCTGGGCGTCTCTCTCGGGCCCGAATATTTGCGCGAGAAAGTGCGCGAGGCTATCGGGATGCCCGCCAAACAGAATATCGTCAAACGCCTGAACTTCTGTATCTGGACCGAGCAGGAGAGCCGTTGGCTTGATCTCGATCTCTGGGATAATGGCTCCGATCCGATCGATCTCGAGTCCTTGATTGGCCGTCAATGTTTCGCCGGTCTCGATCTCTCTTCGAATAGGGATTTAACTGCTTGTACGCTCGTTTTTCCTCCTGAAGATCCAGTCGGGCGCTGGATCGTGCTTGTACGCTTCTGGATTCCCGAGGAAAATGTTAAGGCCCGTGTTGAAAGGGATCTGGTGCCCTATGATGTGTGGATCCGTGAGGGCTATATTGAGACCACGCCCGGGAACGTAGTGGATAAGGATTTTATCGAAAAGGCGATTTTAGATGACGCGAGAAAATATCGCATGCTTCGCATCGGCTACGATAAAATGTATGCCGAGCATATGGTTCAACATTTGGAGCTAAACCGTCCTGGCTATGTACCCGATGTGGTCGTCGATCCTCTAACGGGAACTACGGAAAAACAATGGTGTATACAGATACGCCCGGGTTGGAGTCTCGCCTCCGCTTCCAAGGAATTGGACAGCCTGATATTAGGTAAAAAGATACAACATGGTGGCAATCCTGTTCTGCGTTGGAATGCTGGCAATGCGACCGTAAAGATGAACGAACATGGAGACTACTGGCCGGTAAAAATCGCCGATAAAAAACGAATTGATGGGATTGAAGCTCTCGTGATCGGTCTCGCCCGTGCGATCGTGGAACCCCCGGAGGACACGGGCAAATCCGTCTACGACGAAAGGCCGCCGCTGACGTTGTGAAAGGACCTAACCATGAAGATCAAGATCGTAAGCGACGGCACGACCTATAATACCTGCATCTATGACGTCCAGTCGGGAAAAGAAATCAAGGACATCGTAGCGCTGAAGTGGGAATTTGATTGCCGCACGAAAAGAGCGGAATGTTTGATGACCATTGTCGTCGAGCTGCCGGAGATAGAGATAGAAGGAGAAGTAAAAGTAAAAATGGAAAAGATCCCTCGCTTTCAAGGACCTACGCGCGGCCCGTGAAACTGACATGAGAGAAATTTTTAAAAGAATTTTTTTGCAGATGATCGATTTTAATGATATTATCGCCTTCATCGGACTTGCTTTCTTAGGATATGGCACGTACCAGATCTACCCGCCCGGGTCCTACATCACGATCGGGCTGATTCTATTGGCCTTCGGCCTCTGGAGGTATATCCGTCCATGATGGATTCGACTAAGCTCACCATCATCCCGAGGGAAATCGAAGGATGAGCCTACTTGCGCGATTGCTTACTCCCTCGGCGAGTCCGTACAAGGATTGGGACGATTTCTGGTATAACCCGACCGGGTTCACCTCGAAGACGCTGTCCGGGATGCGCGTAAGCGCTGAGTCCGCGATGCGCCTCAGCGTCGTCTTCGCCTGCGTGCGGATCGTGGCCGAGACCATCGGCGTCCCGCCATTCAAGATCTACCGTCGTCGTGGTGACGAAGGCAAAGATCCGGCGCCGGATCATCCGGCCTATTACCGTCTCCATGATTCCCCCAACGATGCTCAGACCTCGCCGGAATGGCGCGAGATGATGCAGGGCCACGTCTCTCTCAGGGGCAATGCCTATAGCCGGATCGTCCGCGGCCCGCGCGGTCCGGGTGATTTCATGCTGCTCCCGATGCATCCCGATCGCGTCCTTCCCCTCGCCCTTCCCTCCGGGCGCATCGGTTATATCCACACGATCAAGAACGGCGGGAAGGAATCATTCACCCAGGATGAAGTCCTTCACCTCCGCGGCCTCTCCTCCGATGGCGTCGTGGGGCTCTCGCCCCTCGATCTCTTGCGGGAGCCAATCGGTCTGGGTATGGCGGGCGAAGCCTACGCCGCGCGCTATTTCGAAAATAACGGCGCCCCCGGCGGCTACCTGAAGCATCCCAAAGCGCTTTCCAGTACGGCCCACACCCGGCTCTTGGAGTGGATGAAGGAAAACCACCAGGGCGTCATGAACGCCCACAAGCCGAATATCTTCGAGGAGGGAATGGAATGGGTCCAGGTCGGCCTCGATCCCGAGAAGATGCAGATGGTGTTCACCCGCCAGTTCCAGGTCATAGATATCGCGCGCGCCTTCCGCGTTCCGCTCCATCTTTTGAATGAGTTGACCAAACCGAGCTACGCATCGATCGAGCAGATGAGCTTGGAATTCATTACCTATGAGCGGATGCCCGACTTCGTGAAGTTCGAAAAACGGGTCGATCTCCAGCTTATCTCGCCGCGCAACGATGAATTCTTCGCCGAGTTCATGCTCGAGGGCTTCCTCCGGGGCGATATCAAGACACGCTACGAGGCATACTCCAAAGCCACAGGCGGCCCCTGGATGGCGCGCAATGAAGTCCGTATCAAGGAAAATTTAAATCCCCGCCAGGGCCTGGATGAGATTCTTTCACCGTTGAACATGGGCGGCGCCTCATCGGCCCCGGCGGTCGACGGCGAAGACGGCTCCGTCCTTCGACAGGCTCAGGACGTGGTGAGCTCGCCGAACCACGCACGGCTCACACGACTGCTGCGCGCAAGCGCCGGACGAATTTCGCGGCGCGAGATCGGCGCCGTCGAGAAGCTCTTAGTCCGCGCCGGCGGCGACATGAAGAGCTTCAAAGATTCCGTGCTCACTTTCTACGATGAACATGCCCGGTACGTCGCCGAAGCGCTCGCGATCGGCGAGGAGGCGGCCAATCGCTACACGCTTTTCCAAGCACGGCGAATCTGCGAGGCTGCCGAGCGCGGCACCGTGCCCCATCTATTGAGCGAGTTCAAAAACAACGGATCCGAGTGGGTTCTGGCCATGACCCGCAAGGAAGGAGAAAAACATGATGAAGATCAGATCGAGGAAGTCCTACGCGAGGCTGACTAGCGAGTTTTTCCGCACGCCCTGGGCGATCCTGCCCGAGAAGCTCTGTGAGATCGCGCACGTGCTCGCCATGGCCCGCGCGGGAGAAGAGATTGTCACCGAGGAGTGGGCGCCGCTGCGG